TTAATATGTGCTGACCATTGTGGTTCACCTCCAAATGCTAAGCCACTAAAGTAACCATAGTCACTTAGTACTATATACCATTCACGCTTTGGTTGTTTCTTTTTCATCATTTAAAAATTTAGAATCTGATATTTTTAATCCACAATATAGATCAAGCATTCTCATTTCACGATCAGCTAATTTTATACCAAAACGACGTTTCTTACTTAGAAATTTAGTACCCCAATCTCGCCACTCTTGATTTTGAGCTTCAGTCATTGTATGTTGTTGAAACCAATTATCAGTTCTACCTTCTACGTCTTCAAACTTTAGAGGATGACCTGCTAATTCAAACATCTTATCAATTAATTCCTTTAATATAAGTCTCTCCTTATCTGTTTTCTGTTGTGTTCGTGTCATTTATTTCACTTTTAAATGGTCTAGTATAAACATCATTTTTCTTCATCCAATTAATTATACTTAAAGCTACTTTGCCTTCAATCCACTTTTCATCTCCTTCATTATTATACTCAAGCATTTTAATTGCTCTATTCTCTAATTTAACTATATCATCCCAATCTAATGCTAGATATGCTTTTGGTTTACTCATAACCTTTATTTTTAGATGCAAATTTTGAATGAGCTACTAAATCATCCCAGTCTTTATAACCTTTCTCTACAGCATATTTATCATTTTTCTTTCTATAATATGCTTTTTTAGTTTCATCATCATGCATTAATTCAGGATCAATACCTAAATCAATTGCACATTCCTTATTACACCATTTAACTGAACCAATATCTATTTGTATTGGTAGATCTGTTGTTAAGGCTTCTATAAATTCTTCAAATTTAGCTGCTGCTTCAAACGGCATACAATAGTCACCTTCTGCAGTAGCATAGCCACAACCATCTTGGTTATCGAATATTTCTATTCTACCCATTCTGTATCGTTCACCTAATAAACTAAATACACCATAGCCTACTGTATGATATGTAAATCGTGCCATAACTTTTATTTTACTGAGTTAACGGTAAGATTATTATCTTGAATAACCAAATATTCTCCTGATGTATCCATTGTATCAATGAAATAGTATCTACCACCTGTGAATTTATCTGATCCTGTAAGATCTAACTTTCTCATTTGAGTATGACCTACAATTTGGATATAATCTTTCTTCAATCCTTTCTCATGATTCTTATTTACAGTCATCAATGATCTAGGTCTAATCCAAATTGGGGTTTGGGTGGTATTATCACCTGAAGAATCAAGTCCACTAAATTCAAATACTTTAGGTTTATATCTAAATAATTCATTTAAATCAACCACAACACTTTCTTTAGACCAATCATCCTTACCAAATACTCGATCCAAAAACACAGGGCTTACACCAGCATGAGTGAATAGATAATCTCCAAAACCATAAGCCATTTGTAAATGATGTCTATTCTCATCTATAACTTGAGTAATTGAATGACCAACTCCTGCTTGATAACCACTAGTTCCAGTGTAACCAACTTCCGGAAAATAGTGATGATCATGATTACCGATTAACATCACAACCTCAACTTGTGGGTTTAATTCTTTGTATTGAATTATTTCCTTAAAATTATTAATTTGTTCTACACCTGAAATTTCAAATGAGTCAAAATAATCACCTATAAAGATAACCCTATCAGGTTGTTCCTGGTGTATGGCTAATTTCCAATTTGAGCGGCCGTGTGTATCACCTAGTATTAAAGTCTTCATCATAACCTATTATTATTCCATCGATTGAATCTCGAGTGGTATCTTTATTTAATATTTTGTCTCGTTTATGTTCTTTTTCTAATGTATCATGTTTACCGTAATACCAAACACTATTAACATCTAAAACCATTTTATTTGGTTTAATGCTATTAATATCATCATAACCAGCTTCGTACCCACGAACAAAGACTCTAGACTCAGGATTTAGTGTTTGTAATTGTTCAATTAATTCTTTAACTGTCATAACCTAAATTTAAATTAAAATTTTGCCTTCACCAAAATTGATACCAAGGTTTAGGTTTGGGTTTTGAAGATTCTATTTTAAAATTACGCTCCAATAACAACCCAGCATATCTTTGAATGGTATGTTTTTCTGTATTATTTAATTTACTAACATCAACATACATCTGAATGGGAGCTTTAGTTTTACCAGCTTCAATTGAAGCTGATATAGCGTAGTATTCTTTACCATTGATAAATGTTGTACGTATCATACTAATAAATATTATTAGTTTAGAAACGTACTTTAATTATAATATTTGGTTTTTATCTTCTTCATCAGTATCCCAATCTAAGAAATCTTTACCTTTATAATCAGGATGATTTTTAATCATATATTCAATTCCACCTGTCCATAACCAGGCAAGTGAAGCTGCTATTGCAATTATAAATAGAATTAGTCCCACCATCTTTCTATATTTTGTTCTAATGATTTAAATAATAATTTTCGTGCTTTATTTTGTTTAGCTATTCCTCTATTCAAATCGTCTATTGTTAATTTATCTTTATTAATGAGATCTTCCATATACCTTTCATTTTGAATCTTATCAATCAATCTAACACATAACATCATTTTATTAGCATCATATTCAGCTGAAACATGATTGCCGTTTTCACGAATATTCTTAGACATAAATATGAGTTTATGTTTAAGTATTTCAAGAATATAGTAATGGTCCCAATCTCTATCTTTCCAGATAATGGGAAACCATCTTATTAAATTATTAACGCTTTTAAAGAATTTTCTTATTCTCCACATAACCATAAATTTAAAAAGTGGGGCTCTAAACGAGCCCCCCTTGAATTACTTAGTAGAATCAGCAGGAATCTGAGCTACAGTTGAGTCAACTGCTGTAACAGCTGAATCAGCAACGATAGTGCTATCAACAATAGTGCTGTCTGTAGTTGTGGATTGATTTGATCCCCCGTTGCAAGCAGCAAACATAATAGCAGCAGCAACCATAAGTGTAATTTTCTTCATAATATAATTATTTATTTCACTAAATATAAAATATTATTTTGCCCGAACCAAACTTATACTATTTATGAGATGCTACTTTAGATTCAACAACACTTAAACGAGCTTTAATATCTGCTCTTTCTTGCATAGCATTAATTTGAATAGTAGTCATCTTTTCGTTTAATTCCATTTTCATATCAGCTCTAGCTTGCATTGCATTTGCTCTTAGTTGTTCAAGTTCAATTGTTGTTCCTTGAACTGGTATTGCTTTATTTTCAGCGTTAACTACAATTGCTACTTTATTTTCTAATACTGTTACTTGATCACTTAAACCATTTACTTGGGTAAGTAACCATCCAATTGCTGATACACATACTGGAAATAAAATGAATACTAATTTTTCTATCAGGTCTGATTTGCCTTTATCAATGGCTATTGATTTTTCTAATTCAGCTGTTTTTTCTTGTTGTGATTGTTGGGCCATACTTTTAATTTTTAATTTTTATTTTTTATTTGGTTTTGAAGATAAAAATCTTCCATACGCTTTAAACCAGCTTCTAATTTTTCAATTTTAGTTGATTGCTCAACATCCATAGGCCATGCATTATGACCATTAGCACTTTCCTCAATTGCTTGATTAGTTCTATCTAATTTATCTTTTAACATATCGTAATTATGCTCTAGATTAGATAGCCTACCACTAATTTCAGAATATCCCCAAACTGTTATAGCAACAACAACAACTATTTGAATTAACCATCTCACATTTAGATTCACACCAGTTGAATCATTTAACTGTTTAGGTGCCATAGGGTGTTATAGTTTAACACCGATGCCTACAAATTTTGTATCAACACCGGCAATTGTTAATAAATTACAACCGATGCTAATCTTTTTATAATCAGCTCTTATAGCAAAACCTGCTGTACCATAACTGTGGTTATGTTTTTCAGTGTCAAACCAAAGAATAGGAGCTAATGCAGTTCCTACTGATAATTTTTTAGAAATATTTACTTTTAAAAATGAAGATGATACTCCACCAATACCAACTTTACCTTTACCATTACTGAATCCCATAATAGATCCTTCAATGAGTTTGGGTTTTGGTTTTGATGTTTGAGCATCAACTATAAACATACTTAAACACAAACATAATAAGATAATTAATTTTTTCATATTTGTATATTACTTAATAGATAAACTATCAACCACATGAGCAGCAGTATCAACAGCAGCTTTAGTTGAATCACTAGCAAATGCATTATTAACAAACGATACAATTGTATCAACGTTTACTAAATCTTCAGATATATATCCTTTTTTAGCGGCAAATATACCTACAATGAATATTACTACACAAGCAATAATAACAACTGGTTTTTTACCTTTTACTGCACCAATTAGAGATTCTACTTTTTTAGTTGGGATCTTTTCCATAATTTTGGTTTTTTAATTATTATCTTTTTTATTTATAAATTTATCAACAGAAGCTATACCAAAGCAAGCAATTGTTATTATTTTAAATGAATCGTAAATAAACTCATTTACAACTAATGGTTTATTCATAGTACCTGTAACTATATCTGCTATTGCAAATATACACATCATACAAAATGCTAAGAATCCAATAACGGCTTTTTCATTGATAGAATTATTATCATTAAATAATTCACTAAGGAATTTTTTCATACTTTTAATTTTTTAAACAGAGAAAGGCTGTATATTTTCATATACAACCTAATTTTTTTACACCTATAAATATAATAACTACTTAGACTTCTTACTCTTATAAAAAGTAAAGCCTAAGATAGATCCTACTATAACAATAGTTAGTATAGCGGTAATGTCAATGGTGTTCATAATGTTAACAATTTACATAATTAAAAATGGTGGAGCATCTGGGATTCGAACCCAGGTCTTCGGAAGTGACAATAATACCAACGTATCACATGCTTAGATCTGAATTACTCCTGATCAGTAAGGGCTGACCTTTATGGTCGTTTCCACCACTTGATTTATGACATCAAGAAACTAATTCACAGTCCTTATTTAACAAGTCGATTGTGAGTACTTGGAGGTCTTCTGTTCCTAGGTTACACTCACCCGTTTGCGGACTAGGCTGCTAAAGCGTAGTCGGCGCCTACGAACGCCATAAGGTCGTCGAAGGTCATTGTTGACATTTCGTCAGTTATTGTTTGCAGTTTTCTAAGGCGACTCTACCAAACGCCTGCATGTGATATTATCTCATCATCCGAATCGATACCGGTATGCCCCATAAATTAAAGAACTTCTTCTTTTGGTTTTCTGCCTCGTTTCCTTCCTTCTAATATTTTCTTAATCTCAGCACACAATTCATACTCTTCCATTACAATTAGATCATTCATACAATTGTTAAGTAATTCTTTATATTGTACTTTATCAACTGTAAATACCATTCCATCTAAATTTTTAAAGGTAATATCAAATATATCAATACTATCTTTACTTCTTTTAAATGCACTTAAAACACACTTAGCCATTTTTAAAATAATATCAGCGTCTCGATTCTTCATTCTCATGTAGAATTCATCTGCATTTTTTAAATTTAAATAATGACATGCCATATCAATAATTATGTACCTGGAGTGGGACTCGAACCCACACGAGCTTTCAGCTCAAAGCATTTTAAGTGCTTCTTGTATACCTTTTCAACACCCAGGTGGAGAGGGTCTTTCCCCTCGGTCAGAAGAACTTGAAACTTACCTACGCACCAGTGAGGTATTCTTCGTGGTCGTTCACAGAGCTTGTTCAGTGTGCACCATTCCAAGTTGTCGTGCGTATCAGCTGTCAGGGGAGGAGTCGAACCTCCACGCAGCGATTCAATGAGTAACAAAATAAGCCGGCTTTGTGGTCAACCCATATTAATCATCTATCTCGTTCTCTGCATCCGCTAGACGAGCGGATATGTCTTCCGTGCGTACGCTTTTCACCACCTGACATTGTGTCTTATAAAGATACTGCATGTTTGTTGCTCATTCAAATATTTATATTGGACAGTATTTTTTTAATTAAAACTTCATTATTATGAAAGATCAAACTTTAGGCCTTATCAGACACGCTTTAACCTTTGTTGGCGGTATTATCGTTGCAAAAGGATTAGTTGACAGTGCATTATCTGCTGAAATTATCGGTGCTGTAATGACACTTGTAGGTGCTGGTTGGTCTGTTGCTTCTAAGAAGAAGGCAGCTTAGTTTTTATTTGTTTTAACTTATTTATAGCCGGCCAACCTGCCGGCTTTTTTTATTTAATTACTTCCGCTATAAGAGACTCCGAAGCTGCTTTTACTTCAAACGCTTGTTCACCTGCATCTGTAAGGTATTTTACTATTCTTGCTTCTGCTTCTGTTACTGATTGAGCATCTGCTAGATATAATACGTTTTGTTTTTTTACTTTACCTTTACTGTCTTCAACAGTGAATTGTACTTTAACTTGAAAGAATTGTGCCATATATTATTGTTTTTCGTATACTGAATAATCGTATAAATGTGGTCTATATTTAATTAATGCTTTAGCAAATTTAGAACGTTGTCTGAATTGTTCTGGTGTTTCATCTTCATTTTGCATTGGTTTGAGGCTTGCAAAATAATCAATGTCATCATTAGTTAATTTGACTTCATTAGCAAACATCATCATTTTAGTAAACTTAAGTGAGCCAATTAATTGAACACCAGCTTTATAAGCTGACATAATTTCATCCTTTAATTTGTAATCTGTAAATTGTTCTGCTAGTTCGTAACGCATATTTTTTTATTTATAGATTCAATATACAACCTTATTTTGCCTATATCAAATAATTTGAGCCTTCTTTTGGAAGGCTCTTATTATTATTTTTATGTAATTAAATATTAAGACATTGCTTCTTGGCCTACTAAGTGTGCACCAACACTTGCAGCACTACCACTTGTTGTTACAGCGACTGTTAAAATATCTGGTGTTGCACCTCTAATAGTATTATATAGTGGGAAGAAGTTTGATAAATCAAATACTTGTAGACCTGAGTTTGCTGGTGATACGAAGGCATATACTACTTCACCACTTCCTGTGGCCATTGCTATTGATGAGGTGTCTCTTGTAGCAAAGGATTGAGATGAACCTAATTGGGTCATAGGTATAAAGTTAGAACCAGTGAGTATAATTGGGTTTCCAGGTGTGCTTGATATTAATTCAACAACACATGTTCTATCAGCTGATATTACAAGTGATTGTGGTAGAATTTGGCCTCTATTTATTATACCAATTGTATAGTTAGCTCCAGCAGGTGGAGTATAAGGAGTTGGAGATCCAGTTACTGTTAAACCAGTTACAACATCTACATAATGTATAGTATTATTTGTACTGCCTGTAATGCGGGCAACAAATGAACCTGATATTGGATTTGATCCACTAAGTGGAAAATGAACAAATTTACCAATCCATTGATTAGCAGTCCATGGAGTTCCACTAACAGTCATACTAGTAGCAGTAGATGAAGCTATAGCAGCTCCTACTTGGGTATATTCTTGAGTACCCATTGTTCTATTTTGTATAGATAATATAGGAACTCTAATATTATTAGCAGCTACTGTTCTAACTGGTTGGGTTGGATTAACTCCATATGAGTAAGTAAAACCTCTTTGTGCATCTCTACCACCTTCTACAATAACTGATACTCCATAGTGAACCATCGATGATGTTACTTGGGGTGATATTGAGCCACTATTTCTTATTTCATATCTAACAGGTAAGTTACCGGTACGAGCCCAAGGAGTAAGACTAGCATTAGCTGTATTATGAGTATGTAATAGATATTGTTCACCATTTAAAGTCACACCAAAACGAATAATACCAGCACCATACCAAGCATATTCAATCCAAATCATTTGAATTAAAGCCCAGTTAATAGATCTAGCTACTACTAAATCACCATTAAATTGATCTAAAGGAACTCTTGTAGTAACAGGTAACATTCCAGTAGGACTAGCGTCTGTACGAATACATGCAAATATTCCAAAAGGATTAGCAGAAGAAGAGGCAGCTTGTTCAAAAAATACACCATTTGAATCATCAAAAAATCCACAACGTTGAAATTGATTTGCAACCGCTCCACCAAAGTTAATGTTAGCAGCCATGTACATTGATTTACCTGGTTGGTAACGATGATATGGACGACTTTGCCTAATTGCCATATCATTAGAGCCTGATGATATTGTCATTATTACCCCACCTAGACTAGGAACTTGTACAATGGAAGCGCTTCCAAATGTTAATCCTTCCCACCTTAATGGCTGAGGGCCATATTCAAAGTCAGCTTCATATACGTTTTGATGGATAGTAATTTTTTGACGACCAAAAACATCACTTGTTTTTTCAGAAGGAGCTAGAAACGTACTAGTACTTGTAACAGGAATTGGCATGTATTTTATATTAAAATTTAAATATGATTATTCTCGAATAAATATTATATAAGACCCAAAGCCTTCATATTTTCCAAATGAGCTTCATCTAAATCCCAATCGTGGGATACTGCTTTAACAGTAGTATTATCTTCAATATGTCGTACTTGATCAGGAGTAAGTGGATCTGCAACTAATAAGAAATAATCATTATAACAAAGTAATTCAAGATTATTAATAAGATAATTAAGTTTATTCCCGTCTTTAAAATTTAATAATAATGGTATTTTATAGTCAGTTACTCTACGTTCAGCAAAACCACAATGGTAACATTCATCCTTTAAATAACCCTCAGCTATTAATCTTGTTTTAATTTTTTCTGGGGTGAATGATTCCCATCCTGTTCCATTTTCAATAATGTTTTTGATGTTTGGTTCTCTTCGTTTGTTAGGAAGGAATTTAGGAATACCTTTACCACTTTGGTTTTTATGAGTATCAAATAATGTAGGTGAATTGTGATCACTATCATCTACTCTAAATAATTTAGCATATGGTTTATAGTGTTGATATGAACATCCCAAGTAGCGAGCAGCAGCGCGATTTGATTTTGTGAAGCGCATTGCACGCAGAATATCTTCCTTACTATATGTTTTAGCAGCAGGCATAACTTATTTTTTAACTACTTTCTTAGTCTTATTTTTAATGTGGTTAATTAAATACCACAAATCAGATGGACTATTAATCGGAATTACTTCATTATTTTGATCTAATAATTCATTTATAGTACCATCAGGATTTATTCTTTCATATACATAAAAGAAAATAATTTCAGCTGCTTCTTTTCCAAAATTAAGAGCAAACATTCTATCTATTATCTCATAAAACTTTTCATCATAATTAGAATAATCTAAACCTAATTCAGAATGTAATAATGCTGATCTAACTTGGATTTCATCCATTAGTAGCATTATTTTTTCAAATGATTCTCTATTTAGGTCTTCTTCAGTTTTACGTTTACGTCTTAAAGTAGTATCAGTTCCAATAATACTTTCAATTGACTGTTTTATTCCTTGTGTATGTTCTTCACTCATAACTTACCTATTAAATCTCTACACTCAATACATTTATTATAATCTTCTTTCTCTATATAATACTCAATAGCATTTTCAAGGGATAATTTCCATTTATCCTTTCCTAGTTCAATATAACAATCACCACCAGCTATTTCAAATAATGAAATTGATTTTTTCTTCTTATTAATTCCTTCTTTAATTGCTACTATTGTTTCTTCTATTACTATCTCTCTTATCTCCGGTACTTCCGTAAGTGGGCGGAATGAAGCACCCGGTTTTATATTTACTCTAAATACAGGTACTTTTCGCTTCATTGTAATAAGTTTAAACTTGTGGTGGTGCGTCTGATCCTCCTCCGCCGATAGCGTTCTTAATGAACAGCTTAAAATCAGCTATAGGAATCAAAAAACCAATAACATTTGAGTAAGGAACATCTGTATCTTGACTCACTGTTAAATTATATTGAGACAAACCTTGATTTAATTTAGTTTGTAATTTCTGAGTAGCTTCAGCTTTTTGATCACCTTCAATAGCTTGTGGTAATACAAATTGTACTTTAATACCCTTTTTAGTTGGGTTATGATTTACATCTACTCTTAATTTAGGTTTTACTTCAGCCATTATTGTTATTTTTTTTTATTTTAATAAACCCCTGCTCCTATAATATCGCTTATCTTTCTATAAGCTACTAATAATTTATTTAAATCTTCATCTTGTTCTTCATCTAGTTTACTAATAGTAACTAAATCATTTAAAGCATCTAAAAATAATTCTTCAAATTCATCACTATATAGTACAGCTTCTGGATATTGTTTACATATATTCCATAATTGTTTACCTAAAGTAAAATATGAATTAATTATGTTAGGTAGTTTATATTTTTCATAGTTAAAGTCTTCTTCATCTGATGTTAATAAATTATCAACAACATACTTTTTAAAAGTTTCATATTCATCTCTTAAAGTTTCAATATTATTTTGAACTTTAACAGGCAATTCTTCAGGTAATTTTGTAGGTTGCACACTTCTAAAAGGTACTTGTATTTCTTTTTTAGTACCTAATAACTTAACTGTATACATTTCATTATCATCATCTATATCAATTATAGTTCCAGGACCGTGTTTAATTACAGCTACATTTGAACCTATATTAATTCCGTTTTCAGTGTTATTTGGATCAAAAGAATTTATAGAACTTAATAAATTTTCTATATCATTTTCTTTAAGCAACCCTGCTAATTTTTGCATTCTTTTAATATCCATTATATAGTGTGTTTATGTATAAATATTATAAAATTTCATCAACTAACCCATGTTTCTTAGCCACTTCCACATCAAAATACCATTCTCCTAATGTTTTTTTAATACCATCGAACTGCTTTTTAGTGAATTTTGTTTTAGATAACAAATAATCATCACATATCTTTTCAGTACGATCTGCTTCTTTTATTTCTTGTTTATGAACTGCTACTTTACCTTCCAATCCATAATTTGCTTCATGATACATAAATGTAGCATATTTACTTGCTAATCTATGATGACCCGCAGCATATACTATTAGAGCCATGGACATTGCTGCTCCGTGACATATTGTATAAACTGGAGTCTGTGAAATATCAATTACATCAATTAAGGCTAATCCACTATATACTTCTCCTCCAGGTGAGTTAATTATTAGTTTAATCGGCTCTACTTGCGTTTTTTTAATATCCTCTTCATTTATATCATATATTAACTGTATAACTTCATTAACTGATTCTTCATCAATGTATCCCAACATGATAACCCTGCTAAGTTTTGGTGCGCTGAATTGTTTAGTAGAAGCCATATTTTTATATTTTCCTTCATAAATATAAAATTAATTCTAAAATACTTCAAATTCAATTTCAGTATCACCAAATCCCCATGATTCTGTATTTTGAGATTCCGTGAAGTTTTCAATCCAATCCCAAGCATCATTATACGTTGGTGTACCTATTTCTTCTGCATTTTTATGTAGATTAGCGGTACTTCCACCTTGAGGCAATTGATTTTTATGAGACATATGATACATTGGAATATCAAAAATAGGCACTAATTTATAACCATATATTACTGCTTTTTTCTGAATGTTGGTATCTAGAAAACAATTATAAATCATTTCTTCTTCTGTTCCTTTCATATCCATCCATATTTTTCTAGGAGCAAACTGGAAATCACCACAGCAATTAATTAAGCTGTAATTATCATTAGGTGTTACCTTTGCAGGGAAGTATCTAGGCTCTGTTATTGTTCCTAAGTATTTTCTATATTCTGTTAGGTTGTTAAGATTATTCAATACATCTCCATATTCAATATCTCTTCTACTAAAAGTATAAAAAGTATCTTTATCTGCATTTTTTATAAATTCTTCTAATTCTTCTCTTAATGGAGGTATATTATCAGAAGTAGTAAGAGCAATCCAATCAGCATCTGTTCTCCTCATTGCTAAATTAACTGCTAAATTATTTATTGCTTTAGGGACAGTAAGGGGAACATCTTTAAATAAAAAATTATGAGTTTCAGGAGCAACAACAAAATGTTTTAATCTACCTGTTTTAGGTAATTCATCTATTACTTCATATAAAAAACTTCTTGTTGGTGAGTTCCAATCAACATAATTTACCTCATCAAAAGTATCTAATAGTACTTTTAAATGGATTGCAAATCTTTCTGTTTCTTTGTATCCATCATTTCTATTATATGTTATTACTGATGTTTTCATATTGTAGCCACTCCAGGTTTTTGTATTACAGTAGTAGCACATTCTTGAGCAAACAAGATGGCTTCTTCTATACTATTTGTTCTAAGATATTCTAATATTAGTCCTGATAGGAAGGTATCCCCAGCTCCTGATACATCTCTAATTTCTACTTTTTTTACAGGAAATATTTTGTTTTTATATCTACATCCTTTATTAGATAAAGTAACAATTAATTTATCATCAATATTAAGATCTTTTAAAGAATACTTTGTATGTTCGTATTCTCCACTATTTATTTTAAGAAAAGAAGCATTTATACACCAGCTATCTAACATTTTTTTAGTATCAATAAATACATTTTTATTATTATCACAAATAAACTTTATATCATCTTCTTCTAAAAATCCTTTTTTATAATCACTAATAGCAATAGCGTCTATTTTAGTACCTAAATATTCATTGTCTTTTATAAGTTCAAGAATATCTTGAGATATTCTATCAACCTCATCATTTTCATCTACTCTTAATAATATAGTACCTGTTCTATCATCAACATATCTAGTTTTAGTCATGTTTTCAGCATTAGTAAGAGATATAGCGTTTGCTCCTAATGCTTTAAGATTTTGAAATACATTACCTGCCATTCCTGGGTTGGAAGTAGTAAATGTTGGATTGATAATAGGGACGGGTGCTTCAGGAGCTAGTCTAACAGCAAGCCCATATATAAAAACATCAGTACATGCATCCCCAATTACTAATATATTATAATTTCTAAATTCAGGTTTCTTTAATTTATTATTTGTCATTATAACAATTCTTTTATTGATTTTTTACCATAACCAAATCTTCCACCAGGTCTAAATTCTGCTTTCATTCTTCCTTTTCCAATATATCCATCTACAAATCCTTCAACGGGATTAATTCTTATATCTATTGAAATTCGAGAATCTCCTGTTCTAGGTTGATTTGTATGTATACAAAATGAATCAAATAAAAATATTTTATTTGTATTTGCTTCTACTTCAAAACACAATGCATTTGCTTTTTTATTAAAATCCTTATCATTAATAGCCTTCTCAATAAACAACTCATCATCATTATTAACTTCATCTAACCATTTTTTACTGTCATTGTAATTCATAAAATAAAATCCAGAATGATTATTATCAGTTAGAGAAAACCAAATATTAATTTCTTGAGGTGGATGACCATAAAAACAATCACTATGATATCTAGGATAATGGTGTTGATTTACAGCATCAGGACAGTGAACTCTAATAGTTGGTGATTCTTGAAAGTAAAAATCATATCCTAATTTATCATATAAATCTTTAAGAAACTCATTATAAAGACTTAAAAATTTATCATCAACATCATAAAGCGCCTTAGTAATACCATTAACACCAGAATTAAAATCATAATCTGTTAATGATTTGTCTGTAACATATTGATGAATGTTTTCTAAATCATTAGCATCTTCACTTATAATTTTTTTCTCTTTTAAAAGTCTTAAAGTTTCATTTCTAAATTTATTATTCCAATTTGAGTCTACATATACATAACCTTCTGGTGAGGTTTCATAGATTTTATTTTGCATATTTTATCGTTTTAAAAATTTACGTCCTGATTTAACTTTATTTCTCCAATATTCTAAAAGATCTCTCATTGTCTTATCAAAAGATATTTCTGGTTTCCATCCTGTATGATTAGAAAATTTAGTAATATCTGGGATTTGTAGATCAGCATCAATCGGTCTTAAACGCTCAGGATCCGTTACTATTTCAATATTAGGTACTGTTGATTGACTAATTAGAAAATTAAGCATATCTGCTATCTTACAAGTATAATTACCTCCAATATTATAGTATTCACCTGGTGTAGGATTAACTGTTACTAACATATGGTAAGCTTTAACAGCATCCCTAACATCAGCATATGTTCTAAGTGATTCTAAATTACCAACATATATTTTTGGTTCTTGTAGTCCAGCCTCAATCATTGCAATTTGTTTAGCAAATGTTGATTCTGAAAATACATCTCCACGTCTTGGCCCTGTATGAGTAAACATACGAGTAGTCATAATAGTCATATTATATGCTTCAGCATAATAACGACCAACTAAATCAGTTCCTACTTTAGATATAGCATAGGGTGAAGCAGGATGAAAATTACACTCTTCATTGATTGGTAGTTTTTCTTTAGGTACTCTACCAAATACTTCACTTGAAGCACAAACATGAATTACAGCATTTTTATATTCTGATCTCCTAAGTGCTTCTAATAAATTAGTTGTTCCTAAGATATTAGTTTGAAGTGTTTCAATAGGTGAATCAAAGCTTGTTTGTGGGTATGATTGAGCTGCTAAATGAAATACATAGTTAGGTTTTGATTTATCTACAGCAACTAACAATGATGCTAAATCATTTAAATCACCATATACTAATTCAATTCTCTCTTTACTATTAATTTCATTAGATAGATGCTCAATATTTTCTAATGAATCATTCCAACGAGCTAAACCATATATTTTCCAGTCAGTATTAGCTAATAAATAATCAGCTAAGTGTGATCCCACCATTCCTGTTATTCCTGTAATTAATACTTTATTCATTAGTTATTTTATTGTTAATATACCAATCAATTGTTTCTTTAATACCTTCTTCAAATGTATAAGCCGGTTTGAATCCTAATTCTGTTTGAATTCTTTCTGTGCTTACTGCTCTAAAAGGAATTGTTGTTGGTTTAGTTTCATCCCAAATTACTTCAGGAGTTTTACCAGTTACTTTTAAAATAGAATCTACAATCTCACCAATTGTAATTCCACCACCATAACCTAAATTATAAGGTCTCATTGATTCTCCTTTTTCAAGAATAAGTAAAGCACCGTTTACTACATCTTTAACATATAGAAAATCTCTAACTACATTTGGACTACCCCAAACAATAAATGGATCTTCTCCACTTAAATGTCTTTTAATTAAAGCCGGAACTACATGACATGTTTTTAAATTAAAATTATCATATGGGCCAAATATAGCAGTACACCTAGCAAGAGCAATATGTAATCCTGAAAATTTAGAAACGTGTTCCATTAATTTTTCTCTGTATCTTCTCATCCATCCATATCCATAATATGATTTATAAGGCTCATCAACCCAATATTCATCTTCAGTAAGTGGTCTTCTAATATCTGGGTATCCTGTAGAGCTATTTAGATCAAGAAATTTTTTAACTCCTGTTTTAGCACATGCTTCTAATACATTTCCTATTAAGTTAAGTTGTGCTAATCCTATCTGAACATCGGTAGGTACTGTAGAAGGGTGAGCTACTTTTCCACCACAATGGATTACATAATCTGCTCCTTCTACTAATTTAATACAATCTTCTAGTTTAGTTAGATCTATATTAGGTATTATTTCAATATTATCACTTTCAATTTGTAAAGGAGAATGATAAGTATGTGTTTTTACTTTAGCTCCTCTTTTTACTAATTCAAGTAGAAAATGTGATCCTATAAAACCACTACCTCCTGTTACTACAATTTTTTTGTCTTTAAAATAATTTTCCATATTAATGATTTACAAATGCGTTATAACGTTTATCTAGTATTTCTTTATTGTTTAAGAACCATTCAGTAGTATTTTTAATACCTTCATCTAATGAGACTGAAATATCAAATCCATAAGATTTAGCTCTTGTCATGTCAAATAATCGAACTTTATCTCCTGCTGGTTTATCTGTTAACCATTTAACTTCAAGTTGTTTACCTGAATGTTTAACAACCATATCAACTACTTCTTTAATTGAGTATCCTTTGCCTGATCCTAAATTAATAGGTTCAGTTATTTGTTTTTCTACAGCATATATCATTCCTAAAGCAACATCATCAGCATGAATGAAATCTCTGATTGGTGATCCGTCTCCCCAAACTTCTAATACTTCATTTTCCTGAGCTTTTCTAATTAATGATGGAACAACCATTGCATTTGCAGGATTAAAATTATCATAATCACCATATACATTAGCTGGTCTTACAATTGATATGTTTTTCTTTCCGTATTGAATTCCATAAGCTTCGGCTTGTAATTCTCCCATACGTTTAGCCCAACCTGCAAACCTGTCATTTGGTGAAGGCATTGTACTCCAAACTGTATCTTCAACAAATACATCTGCAGGAGCATAAACCCCAACTGAACTAGTAAATAAATACCATTTAACTCCTGCTTGGTGAGCAGCTTCCATCATATTGGTATTAAATTGAAGCATAGGAACCATAAAATCAACAGGCTGCTCAGCACACATCTTAGGTGATCCTTTAACACCCGCTAAATGAAATACATAATCTTTATCTTTACAAATATCAAGACAATTGTCAAAGAATCTTAAATCAACCTGTACATGGTCTACTCCATCTTGCAAATCAGAAGGCTTAGTCAAATCCGCAATTGTTATTTTTGCCCCTCTATCTAATAATAATTTTACTAATGAACGGCCAATCATTCCACCACCGCCTGTTATTAATACTTTTTGATCTTTAAACATTATTTAATTTTTTACAGAGATTAATAATTTGACTTTCATTTAATTCAGGATGGTTACCTATATAAAGTGCATTACTGTGAATATAATTAACTTGAGCTAGAGTACCACATATTTCATAAGAGAAGTTTTTAAGATAGGGTTGTTTAGCTTGATTTCCTCCACCTGCTGTTCCTAATCTATACTCTACACCTTCTTCTTCTAAAATATTACAAACATCTTTTAATTTATCTTTTGTAGAACCTTGCATTACTAAAGGCAAAGCAAAATTACTACTACCTTCTGTTCTAAATCCTTTGATAAACTTAAGACCATCTAGATTATCTAACCAAGTATGAAGGTTCTGAGTTCGTTTTTGAATATTAAAATCTAGGCGTTTCATTTGTTCTAGGCCTAACACGGCATTTAACTCAGTTGATCTCATATTAAATCCGGCTACTGCAAATGTAAATAATGGATTTAAATCAGGATTAGTTAGTTTATAATATTCTTGTAATTCTGGAGATGCTTCTCTAGTCATACCGTGTGAACGAAATAGTTTAGCTAGATCATATAATTTATCATCATTCATACAAACAGTACCACCTTCAATGGTAGTAATGTGATGTCCAAAATAAAATGAAAATAATGAAATATCACCTATTGATCCTACTTTCCTATCCCCAAATTGGGCACCATGAGCTTCACAACAGTCTTCAATTAATATAATATTATTTTCTTTTGCTATTTTAACAATTTCATCAGTCATACCATTAAAGCCTAAAGTATGAACTAATACAATTGCTTTAGTATCTTTAGTAATAGCACGTTTAATATTTTCAGCAGTAATATTAAAATTATTCATACTAATATCCACAAATACGGGTTTCATTCCCAGCTGCACTACTGAGGAAATATCTGAAACCCATCCAAGTGGAGGTACTATGACTTCTCCTATACCTGCTAGTTCTTTTACCATTGCTATAGAAACAAAATTAGCAGATGCTCCTGAATTTACCATTACTGAGTGTTTAACTCCAAGCCATTCAGACCATACTTTTTCAAATTCTTTTACTTTAGCTCCATTTGTAAAACGTTCTCCATTTAAACAAAAATCAGCTAATACTTGTCTATCTTGTTGTGTTATGTTGTCGTTAATTAACGGCCAACTAAATTTATTTTGTGCCATAATATTCTGCGTATTCTATTACTAAGGTTGATTTTCCATCTGTACGATTATATGCTTTCTCAAATGCTGGGAATACATCTTCAGGTTCATTGAGTGAAATAACATCAATATCAGTTAACATTAATTTAAGAGCCTCAGTATGATCTTGAGTATGTTGTGGGCCAGCTGAAAATGGTTTTTTAGATCCTACTGCTACTCTAATGATTACTTTAGGTTGCATTTTATCTTCAGTCATTTCTCTCATTTTATCTAAATGATTTACTAACTGGTTCATTGCTAGGATAAAAAAATCAAAACGTGGATAACAAGTAATAGGAACAAATCCTTCTAATGCTAATCCAGTAGCCATTCCTAACTGTGTTTCTTCAAGTACAGGAAGTTCAATACGTTTTTCTTTAGGTACTTTTTCCATTGTATTTGAAATAGCATGGCCACTTAAAGCTATAGCTTGACCAGTAAATACAGTATTAGGTTTTTCACCTAACCATTCCATTGCTCTTACTAATTCGTCTTTATACTTCATATATTAAAAATTAACCCATTTACCAGTTCCATGATGAGGATAATGCATAGGGTATGAATAATAAATTACATTTTTAGGTGGTTCCATTCTTGTGTTCCATGCTGTTGTAGTTGGAGTATGAACACTTAAATTATTATCTTCAACTACAAATTGAAGGGGTAGATTGAAATTCTGAGAGTATTTGTATGCTTCCCAAAATCCACCCGTTTCCATTGTCATATCACCTATAAAACACCATACTTTATTTGGTGAATTTTTTAATTTAAGAGCTTGAGCTACTCCTAAAGCAATAGGAATAATTCCACCTACAATAGATGAAGCATAGAAGTTAGGTTTAACATTATTAGTTCCCATACTTTTACCTTCACTAATTGTTCTAAATAGGTAATCAGGATCAACTCCATGAAGTAAAGCATGGTAATGGTTTCTCCAAGCGGAAAACACCCAATCATCTTCATTTATATTTTCAAATAAGTTGATTAGTTGTTCTTCATTATTTTTAGATAGATGAACAGGACCTTTAATTTGTCCTACTTCATAAGCTTCTTTTACTTTAGTTTCAAAGTCAATAAGCTCTTGTGCTGTATATTTCTTTCCCATATTATGTGAGTATAATGAATTTATTTGGCCTTTCAAAATTATTTGTTAAAAGATATAATTGAATATCTAGAGTTTTTAGCATATGGTTCAACTGTACTTACATAGTGAGGATATCTAAATACTTGATTATTTAGTAGTACTATTCTGTTAAACCTAGGAAAGATTGATTTTTGAAATTCAAAATCAGTATCAGATAAAATATTAAGTATTCCACCCCAATCCCATTTCCAATCATTATTAACATAATAAATTATATTAATTTTCCCAGCATAATCATCAATGTGAGTTCTATAATGATCACCCTCTCCTAATTTATAACACCTAACATCAAATTCATTTACTTCAAACGGAGATACTTGTTTAAGTAGAGGAATAAAATAATCTTTAAATAATCCCTGGGTATGTTCTGTTTTTTCTAGTTCTTCGGAACGTTTAAATCTGGCTGTGTATACTTCTCCTTCTTTAGGGAGATAAGGGGAAACTGTTTTAAATACATGGCCAAAGTGGTTTTCTCTAATTTGCTCTATAGTATCCCATCCTAAGGTTTGATCAAATAATTGATGTGTTTTTTCAGCTAATTCTAAAGGAAGAAAATTATCTATTATAGAATATCCATTTTCTAAAAGTTCCGTTTTAATTTGTTCGTTATTCATAATTTATTTTTTTAAATAAAAAGCGTTTCCATATCCGTTTAATAATGTAAGGTATTTTCTTTCAAATCCAAAATTAATAAGGTATTTATCTAAACTATTTAAATCACAACACCCTTCATATAGCTCTTTTTCATTAACTTCTATATAGATAGTATCAATATTATTTAGATCATTTCCCATTCCTTCTAAAGCTAATAATTCAGCTCCTTGAATATCCATTACTAAAGTATTGTAATCTAAGGGGTTAATATTGTTTTCTTTATATAGTGTTTGAATAGTTGTAGTTTTCATTTTTATAATTTCAACTACTTCAATACTAGGATGGATTTCTTTATGATATTTTAAGTCTAAAATAGAAGAACAGTTAGTAAGATTAGTTATTTTAAATTCTATATCTTTACCATCTTCATTACTAACTACAGCATTTAATATTTTTAAATTAGAGTTTTTTTCTAAATTTTGTTTAATTAAAGATTCAATAGCTTCTACCCATAGTATCTTATCAGTTGTTGTATATTTTAAATATGTTTCTAATTCTTCACATTTATGAGCGCCTATATGTAATATTCCTTTTACATTAACTTTAAAAAATATAAACAATTCATCTATATTTTCTCCATAGAAATTTTCTTTAATCATAAATTTATTTATTTATCTCGTTTTGAAAGTATAGGATTATCTATAGGCCAATGTATATTAACTTTTGGATCATTCCACTTTAATGTAAATTGATCCTTAACATCCGGATATTCTCCAGGATATGACCATTTATAAAAAAATACAGCGGTATCGCTTAATACTAAATGTCCGTTAGCAAACATAGGAGGTACTAATACTTGTTTTTTATTAGTTTCACTTAAAACTATACTATCCCACTTTAAATAATTTGAAGACTCGGGTCTGTTATCTATAACAACTAAATATACTACACCACTTAAACAAGTTATTAATTTCCATGATTTAGAATCACCATGCATCCCTCTTAAAACATTTTGTCTAGAAACAGATACCTTATCATGATTAAAAACTAATTCATGCTCTTCCTGTTTAAATAGAGTATATAGTTCTCCTCTGTAATCTTCAAATGAATCAGGTTGAAATATTTTTACTTCTGGAAATATCATTTTATAAAATTGTATGTAATGTCTTTGTAATTATATTCATCATCTGAAAGGTAAATTGAGGGTTTTAAAAAGCTAAGTAATCGAGATGGGTCTTTATGATTTTCATCTTCATCATACATTTCTTCATTAGGTAATAATAAAGTTCCTCCATACCCAAACCCACATTTTTTAGCTTCATCATTAAGTAATCTTTCTTCTGCAGGTATTTTTGATTTAAATAGGTGTTTCCATGCTATTGTATGATCCCATTTAATTTCATCCATAAAGCCAACCGCATGACCATCAGCAAATCCTATATGTCCTAGCATAACATCTTTACTATGAACAACAAATTTTTTACTTAATGAAGCTGCAATATAAACAAATGTATTTTCAATATGATGAGAAGCAAATATATCTGGGATGATTTTATTGTTAAAATTTAAGTATATTTCTTTATCAAATATCATAGCATGCATGTTTGCTCCTCTTCCTATATTGATACAAAAATGATCATTATTTAATAATTCATCAAGATCATTCCAGCAATCATGGTAAATACCATCTAATCCATGATCGTTATCTACCATAGCTGAGGTAATAGCACTATTACTTTCAAAATGTAATTTTACCATTTTTGAAATTACATTCTTATCATTACCAAACTTAACATCAGAAGCTATATAGAAATAAGCATCAAATAAACCAAATTCTTCTGTACATATTTGTACTGTTTGATTAAAAGTTACACTAATTGGTAATATTTCATCTACCCAATTAAAGGAAATATTACTACACTTATCTTTAAAATTTAAAAGCTGTTGTTTACTCCCCTCAGAAACTTTACATCCCGAAACTACTATTTTAAAATTTGAATAATTCTGATTGATAATATCTTCAAGATGATTCATCCACATTTTGATATTATCAAATTTAATACCACATATGTTATATATTACTAATATGTTTTTATCTTCCATTATAAGTTATTTAATTCTATTAAATTTTGAAAAAACATTTCAAGCTTATCTTTAAGTTTAAGCTCATTTTTGGCTATATTATAGTTATGATCTATGTATGGTTTTATCTCACTGTATTTTTCTTCTGTAAGGTTATTTATAAGATATAAAAGTTCTTCTGGGTTTCCAAATCTAATTATACCTCTTTCATCATATCCAAAATCTGATATGTTGGAACATCCCCAATATAAAGGAACAGTCTTGGTAAGAAAGGCATCACTTATTTTTTCCGTATACCAATTGTTATAATTTACATTTTCAACACACACATGAAACATAGGTTCTTTATAACATATTTGTTTACCTTCAGACTGCCCAGTAGCACTATATGGTCTTCCAACTCCACCCTTATTAAAATCATCCCAATTAAAATCATCTAGCACATAAAACCATTTTTTAGGAATGTTAATTTGATCTCCTATTTTATAAATTTCTTGTCTTAACTGATGGCCTTCTACTAATTTTTTAGCCCCAGATAAGAAACTTATTTCAAATTTTTTATTTAAGTTTTGAAATGAATTAATATATTCTAATTCTAAATGATTACAACTATACGGAAATAAAATAGCATTATCACATTTATTAATTAATTCATCATTCCATGTTAATATACAGGTAAATAAATTATGATTATTTAAAACCCAACTATGCATCCCAAAAAATTCATCAGGTTCATGAAGCATTAAAATATTAATAGGGTTAATATTTAGTTGATCTATATTTTGAGGAATATAGTCATAAAAGAAAGTAATTGATTTATTTAAGGCTTTTAAACCATCATAAATAGGATCATCTTCAGATATAAAATTAGAAAATATTTTCATTATTTTATTTTTTTAGCAGGGACACCAACATATGTTCCTGATAGGTTAATATTTTTTACTATAGTAGCTCCTGCTCCTATAGTAACATCAGAGCATATAAATTTTTTAGATATTATAGAAGCATTAGTACCTATATAAACTTTATTCCCTATACTTACATTCCCAGAAACTATAGCTCCAGGCATCATACTAAAATAATCTCCTATAATACAATCATGTCCTATTTGATTACCCCTATTTATAATAGCATGTTTACCTATCTTAATATTAGTAGTTAAAATAGAATAAGGACCAACATAACTTCCTTCTCCAATTTCAACATCTTGACCTATTAAAGCAGTAGGATGAATATAAGTAACAAATTTTGTTTCTTTAGGTAAATATGATATTATTTTATTTCTATTTGTAGAATCACCTACAGCAACCATCATTTTATATTCTAGAGGATTAAATGAACTAAGAGGTTGAAGGAATTCTATAGCATATTGATCATCAACAAAGAATGTTATATGATCATCTATATAAGATGCAACTTCTCGAGCGTGTCCTCCATATCCAAAAATAGCTAATTTCATATATTAAACTTTTTCTTCAAATGATCAACCATTTTACTCCAGCTTATTTGAAATAATTCATCTTGTCTTCTATCAATAGTTTTTACATATTGATTATATAAAGTTCTATCAATATGCTTATAATCTTCACCTATTATTAAGTTTTTTATTTTATATTGAGTTACTTCAGGAGTGCGTTTACAAAATTCCATTATTATAGTATCTATAGGACTATATCCTTCTATTCCTAAAGGAAAATCAATATAATCTAAAAGTTCCTTTGAATACAATGTAAACCAGGATCCCCCAAATTTAAATGTTCCTGTTGATTCCAAACTAATATCACCATATACATTAAAGGTGTCTATTATAGGGTCGTTTTGTCTTTCATATCCATAAGACTTATCTTGAAAATAATCATTAGTTAACACATCCCAAGTATTATCCCAAAGTTTAACACATTCTGGAGTTATAATATATTTTGATTGGATTGATTTAGTTTCTAATGATGATTCTAGAACTGTACTTAGTGTATAAGGGTTAAACATTATATCAATATCTAACCAAATCATATCATCTGCTTCTTTATATTTGTGGATGTTTTTAATACAATAATCAACACACCCTTTTATATTATTATCAGCATAAAGATAATATTCATCACACCAATCAGCATATTTTTCTAAATTTTTAAGTTTATTAATAAAATAATCTTGTTTTAAAATTGAATTATCCCAATCAACAAGATAAGAAGATGTAGGTAAAGCTACATCTAATATTATATAAAATTTATCTTTATCAACATACAATGAGTTTTGTTTAAGTATAAACAGTGTTCTTTCTAGGTAATCTATATCATTTACCATAGGAAGAATCTGTATAACTACTTTAGATTTACTCATCTGTTTGTTTTAGTATAAATTTCAAATTTGGAAAGATCAGGATAAGAATGCTCTATATCAACATTATGTTTTTTAGTTCCATCTAAATTATAGAACTGAGTCATCATTAGTAGTCCTCTAGTTGCTAGTTCCGGCATCATATAGAAATTCCATCCTAGCATATCAAAGTTATCATCATAATATGAACATTCTCTTCTGCCACTAAATCTAGCTCTTTTAAACCATAACATTGCTTGATAATCATCAGTTATAATAGCTCCACCTTTACTTAACTTAAGTGTTTTATAAGGTCCTGTAAAGGATAAACACATATGAGTATTAGGAATATGCATATCAGCTGTAAATCTTAAAGCTGAGTCCCATATGTTTGTCCCTTCAAGTTGATATGCTCCTTTAATTGTAGTTCCTTCAATAGGAGTAAATTTTACTTTTAACCCAGCATGTATAATTTCGCAAGGAACAGAAGGGTAAGTCCTAGAAGGAATTTCAACTATATCAGTAACAAGACTTTTTTTAATGTTTTTTTCATAATACAATGATAAAAATAAAGCATTACTCATATTATCTAAAGCAATTGCATAAGGAGCACCTGTATAATCACATAATGCTTTTTCAAAATCTTCTGTTATTTTATAAATTCCTTGTGCCATATTAATCTTCTTTAAAAACTTCTATACATAAAACATTACTATCATTAATCATAATCATACTACCATCTTTTTTAAAAAATTTGGTAAATTGACCCTGTGTTATAGATTCGGATACAATGCCATTAAAGGTTCTTTTAATTCCATCTTTAAAATGAATAATCTGAGTTACTGTTTTTCCTTGTTTATTAACTGTAGAGTTAAGATTTAAAAATTCACCTTCCATTATTTTTATTTTTGTGAGTCGCCTTTCCAAACACGATATGAATCAGAATCAAAGTGTTGAGTTGACACTTCAAATACAACTCCATCAGTTAAAGCAATTAATTGATGAGGTTGGCCTGGTCTTTGTCTTACTATATCTCCTGGTTTAAGGTGTTGTTCTATTGTATCTGCTGTTTCAATATCAATCCACTTATATGTGAATTCGCCTTTATCTACATACCATGTTTCATCTTTAATCATATGGTAATGCATACTAAATTTACATCCTGCTTTGAATATAAGAAGTTTACCACAGTATTTATCGTTATTTTCAATAATTAATTCTTCACCCCAGCCCTTAGGAACTTTACATCCCTCACAAACTATTGGTTTTTCCATAATTTAAAATTTTAGTTGTTGATTTGCCTTCTACTTTAGGAAAGAATTTAACTAAAGGAATATATTCAATTCCTATAATAGTATGGTAATTATAATCATCACCTATAACCATTATATCAGGACCATATTCTCTAATACTGTTAATTAATTCATCATTACTACTAAAAGTAACAACAGAATCAACATATTTTAATGAATATAAGAACTCTACTCTGTCTTCCAAAATATTATATGGTCTATCTTGCCCTTTCTTTTCTTTAATTCGTTCATCAGTATCTATACCAACTCGAACACTACCAAACAAATTAGCATATTCAAGTAATCTAATATGTCCTAAATGAAGGATATCAAATGAACCATTCACCCATATTTTTTTCATATCTCTTCTATTCGTTTAGTTTTATCACAAATTAATAAATCGTAGGCTGGTTTGGTATTCATTTTTAGGTCAGTAAAAAGACACCCCCATTCTATTAATTGATTAGAAGTTAAATCAGTATAATCTATTTTAGATACAGCGCCTCTAGCAGTCCAATAAATTATTGTATTGCCTTCATTGTATAACTTATTGATTTTTTCTATGTTTTCTGGTATAGGTTTAGAATTAATATAATTATTACCTTCTGTTTTACATATTGTATTATCTATATCAACGTATATTTTCATAATTTTATTTTTACCAACTAATTTCCCAATCTTTAAATTCAGCAGCTAAACAATCAATTTTATAATCTTTTCTACCACCCATTACTTCCTGAATTTTATTTTTGGCTATGTTGCGAATACCATTTAGGCCATGAGTTAATTCTAAATTATTACCATCTTTAATTCCTTTACGATAATTTGATTCATTATGCCAGATATGTAAATTCATTTGAGATAGAACTATAATTGCTCTAATTGTTTCTGCTGTAATTGGTTCTTTACTTTCTTTTAAATATAGTTGAATATCATGAACTATATCAGCTATTTCTTTAGCATATTCTTCTTTATGCTCAGCAATAAACACTTCTTTTAATTGAACAATACTTAAACGATCAACTAATTCACTTAATGTTGGTAGATATTTTCTTGTACTCATAATGTATTATAATAATTGTTTTGTTTTTCTTGTCTTTCTATTGTTTTAGGATGGATTAAATCATATCCTTCAGGTAATGGAACTGTTGATTTAGCTCCTACTAAACGCTCATGAACCTTATTTATCCAATTTATTTCAGGTATATTTTTAAGTATACGAGTTTGGTAATCGGGATAATTAATCCAACCATCTTGATTAACGTACCATCCCCATTTTTGGATGTGTTCTGAAGTTAATCCTTCTACTGTGTTAATTCTAGGAACCGCATATAATTCAACTTCAGGATTCATTTCTAGTATTTCGGGAAGAGAGGCTAATAATTCTTCTGAGGGGTATTCATCAGCGTCTATTTGAAATATATAATCTCGAGTGCAGTGTTTTTTAAGATTGTTTTTAAATGAGGCAAAATCACCATTTAAAGAAAATTGTATTAAAGTAAAAGCAGGATATTTATAACATACTTCTTCTACTTCTTTTGTAGCAGTAATATCTAATTGAATTATTACTTCATCAATATCTTGAATATTAGTATCTAATTGATATAATAAACGTTCTAACTCAACATGCTCATTACAAGCAGTGATTGCATAACTAATTGCAGGCATAACATTATTTTTGCTTTTCAAAGAAGCCTATATAATCAAGAGCTTCCATAAATTCTTTTTCTTCAAAGTATTTTACTGTTGTCATATCGGCTTTACCCTCCTTAGATTGAACACCAGCCCATTTCCAATTATCAACTGATCTTCCATCA